GTAGGTGAAAAATACGTTGATTACCTATTTGCCACATGCCCAGGCGTCAGCAAAGTTGGTTCATACACAGGTACTGGAACCACAAATCAGATCAACTGCGGCTTTACTGCTGGCGCTAGGTTTGTACTCATCAAACGTACTGACAGCACAGGCAGCTGGTATGTGTGGGACACAGCCCGTGGAATTGTCAGCGGCAATGACCCTTGGCTGTTGCTGAATAGCACTGCCGCTGAAAACACATCTACCGACTACATTGATCCGTACTCTGCTGGATTTGAACTGAGCAGTTCGGCACCAGGTGAATTGAACGCATCTGGCGGCAGCTACATCTACCTCGCCATCGCATAAGGAAAACAACATGGAAATCCGAATCAGACAATCTGGACAAGTGGTGTATGAGAGCGAGTTTCGTTCTCTTCATCCAAACACTACCTTCCCTCAAGTGCTGACCACACAGGTTCTGAATGAAGCTGGTGCTGACGTTGTATTTGAAGGGCCACAAGCTACCCCAACGCGCTACCAAACTGCGTATCGCAATGGCGTTGAGCAGATCGGTGGCAAGTGGTACACAAAGTATTCAGTAGCTGATATGGACGATGAAGCTAAGACTGCTCTAGACAGTAAGCAAGCTGAATCAGTACGTAATGAGCGTACTAAGAAATTAGCTGAGACAGATTGGACACAACTTACTGATGCTCCTGTGAACAGTGCAGCTTGGGGTACGTATCGTCAAGCTCTTCGTGATGTTACATCTCAAGCAGGATTCCCTTGGGAAGTTACTTGGCCTACTAAGCCTACTGCGGAGTAAGCATAGATATGGAACAACCTGAGATTGATCCAGTTAAGTATGGTGTCCTATGGGAACGAGTACAGAACATGGACAAGAAGATAGACAAGATGGAATCTCAGATTGAAGAACTCCTAGAACTTGCCAATAAGAGCAAGGGAGGCTTCTGGATGGGTATGACAATAGCTTCTTTGATTGGTGGTCTTTTCACCTTCTTCATGGATAGATTCTTTAAATAGTAACAAGGACACAGATATATGGCAACGAAACCTAAAACCAAAGCAGGTAAGCAAGCTAAAGTAGGTAAGGTAATGCACGAGTTCAAGACAGGTACTCTGCACTCAGGCTCTAAGAAAGGCCCAGAAGTTACTAGCCGCAAGCAAGCAGTCGCTATTGCCATGTCCGAAGCTGGCATGGGTAAAAAGAAGAAGTAATCCAACATGAGATCAATATCCGTAGGTAAGAATCTAACAGCGGCTACATTGACTACTGTGTACACGGTACCTACAGGGTATGTTGCTCATTGGAACTTGATGTACGTCTTCAACAATACAGGTTCAACTAAGACATGTTTAGCATATTGGCATGACGCTAGTGAGAATGTTGACATCTATGTCTTGAATGGCTCTATCAACAGTAAAGAGTACGTTAAACAAGACGGTAGTGCTTACGTTGTATTAGAGGAAGGTGACAAAGTGATGATGCAAAGTGAGACAGGAAGTACATTTAGCACTATCTGCACCTTTGAGCTTGAGAAGAAACAAGGGGTTTAATAATAATATATGGCAAATACTACATATTTACAAATAGTCAATAATGTCTTAACCCGTCTGCGTGAGACAGAAGTAACTTCAGTAGCAGATACCCCTTATTCTTCACTCATTGGTGTCTTCGTTAATGATGCTAAGCGAGAAGTAGAGAATGCTTATGATTGGAACGCCTTAGACACTACCATCACATTGGCTACAGTGGCGGGACAAAGAGCTTATTCTCTTACAGGAATTGGGGACAGGTTCAAGACTCAGGATGTCATTAACGACACCCAAGACATCGCTATGCGCCCTGCTGATCCTAATTGGATTAACCGTCAATACTACATTGGTACTACTCAACAGGCTGCACCTACGTTCTACTGCTACCGAGGTGTAGATAGCTCAGGTGACACTAAGGTAGAGTTATTCCCTCTTCCTGATGCAGTGTACAACTTAAGGTTCGAATTATTCGTTCCACAGCTTGACTTTTCAAATAGTAGTGATATAATTAAAGTTCCTCCTCATTTAGTACAACTTTTAGCTTACTCTAAAGCTATTGCTGAACGAGGTGAGGACGGTGGATTACAAGCTTCTGAGGCTTATCAGCTGTATCGTCTTGCCTTGGCTGATGCCATTGCCTTAGAAGGTTCTCGTGACGAGTCTGGAACTAACTGGACACCTGCCTAAGATATGGCTGAAAAGCTCTTAACTACGTCTATTGCTGCTCCGGGTTTTAATGGCCTGAATACGCAGGACTCATCCGTGAGTCTTGATAACGGCTATGCGACTGTTGCTAACAACTGTGTTATCGACAAGTTTGGTCGTATCGGTGCTCGTAAAGGCTGGACAGCAGGTCATAGCTCTAATTCTGACTTGTCTACAGCTAATGTTAACTCTATTGGTGAGTTGATTACAGCTGACGGAACTAGCTATATCATCGTTGGTGGTAATAACTACATCTTTAAGTTAGTAGGCACTACGCTCACTAAGTTGACCTATGGTGGCGGAGGTGTAGCCCCTACGATCTCAGCGTCTAACTGGATGATGGCTCCTTTGAACGGTAAGATTTACCTGTATCAATCTGGACATGATCCTCTAGTATTCGATCCTGCTACGTCTACAACGACATATAAGCGAGTATCTGAGGTATCTGGTTACACAGGTACAGTTCAGAGTGCTAATATTGTTATCAGTGCTTATGGTCGTACATGGTCAGCTAATACAGCTACAGACAAGAATACCATTCAGTTCAGTGACCTCTTAGCTGGTCATGTCTTGTCTACTGGTACAGCAGGTTCTCTCGATGTCTCTCAGGTATGGCCTAACGGTGCTGATGAGATCATGGGGATGGCTATTCATAACCACTACCTGTACGTCTTCGGTCGTCGTCAGATCCTAGTGTACGCACACGCTGATGACCCTACTAACCTCTCCTTAGCTGATACCCTCACAGGTGTTGGCTGTATGGCACGAGATAGCGTAGTCGTTACAGGCTCAGATATTCTCTTCCTGAGTGATTCAGGTGTACGTTCAATGCAGCGTACCATCCAAGAGAAGTCAGCCCCTATGCGTGACTTGAGCATTAACGTGCGTGATGACATCGTAGCTGAGATTGCACAGGAAAACGAGGATGACATCAATGCTGTATACAGCGATAAGGACGCTTTCTATCTTCTTGCTCTTCCTTCTCGTGGTCTTGTCTATTGTTTCGATATGCGAGGAAGTCTCCAGAACGGGGCTTCTAGAGTAACGACATGGGATGGTTTTATTCCTTATGCCATGAAGTACACACGTGCTAAGACGTTGCTTTTAGGTAAGGCTGGTTATGTCGGTATCTACGGTGGTTATCTCGACAACGGTAGTACTTACACGATGAAGTATTACACCAACTACTTTGACTTTGGACAACCTACTACTTTGAAGATCTTGAAGAAGGTAGGCGTTACAGTCATTGGCGGTGGCGGCTATCCTGTTGTTATGCGCTTCGGTTTCGATTATAGCGACATCTTGAATAGCCGTAACTTCAATCTAGCTAACGCTTCAGTAGCTGAATACAACATCGCTGAATATAACATCGGTGAATACGGTGGTTCAGCCTTTGACAATAAGATTATTAACGTAGGCGGTACTGGTCGAGTATTGCAACTAGGTTTTGAGACTACAGTTAATAATAAATCTATTTCCATCCAAAAGCTTGATGTCTATGTTAAATCTGGAAGAACACAATAATTATGTCTAACTATACCAAGAGCACTAACTTCGCTACTAAAGATAGCCTTACCTCGGGTAATCCAGCTAAGATTATTAAAGGTACTGAGATCAACACTGAATACGACAACATCGCCTCTGCTATCTCTAGTAAAGCAGACGCTAACAATGCGGCATTGACAGGAAGCGCTACGGCTGTGAACCTTACTGTCTCAGGAACACTTACAGCTACTGTAGACGGAGGTACATACTAAAATGGCTGATACGACGACAGATTACACAGGTCTTTTAACTGCTGGCATCAATGCACTCGGTACAGGCTATGCAGCCAATCAAGTAGCAGGTTCTCAAAATTCTCTAGCTCAGCAGCAACTAGCATTAGGGCAACAAGCCGCTAATAACGCTCAGTTCCGTCCTGTAGGTGTTACCTCTCGTTTTGGTACGTCAGGCTTCCAATATGACCAGAACGGTAACTTGATTGGCGCTGGTTACCAAGTAGCTCCTGATATCGCAGCGATGCGTGAAGGCTTGCTTGGTTACGCAGGTCAAAACTTAGCTAACGCTGGTGCTGCTCAAGGTCTCCAACAACAAGCTATGGGAGGCGCTAATAGTCTCTTTAACTTAGGTCAACAGTACGTAGCTCAGTCTCCTCAGGCTGCTGCTCAAAACTGGATGGGACAACAGCAACAGCTATTAGCTCCGGGTCGTGAACAACAACTGGCTCAGTTGCAGAACACTCAGTTCCAACAAGGTCGTGGGGGTCTGGCTGTAGGAGCTACTAATCAAGGCTACACTCAAGGTGGTCAAGGATTAGCTGCTACTAACCCTCAGATGGCTGCTTACTACAATACTATGGCTCAGCAGGATGCTTCTTTGGCTGCTCAGGCTCAACAACAAGGCCAAGCACAGACTACTTTTGGTCAAGGCTTGATGACAGGTGGTTTAGGTCTTGCAGGCGCTGGTTACGGCTTACAGTCTACCGCATTGCAGCCTTACAGCACTGCTTTGTCTGGTGCAGCAACTACTGAAGCTCTTGGTCAGAACCCATTTGACTTGTCTACTGCTTTAGGAGCTAAACAAGCTACAGCAGGATCACAAGTCGCTTCTATCTTGAACTCAGCAGCACAACAAGCGTCAGGCACACAGCAGGCTGGTATTAACGCTCAGAATGCTGCTTTTACAGGTACTATCGCTGGCGGTACTGATGCTGTGAATGCTCTGCTTAAATCTTGGGCAGGAGGTGGAAGCTCTGGTACATTTACACCTGATACAGCGTTGGCAGCTACAGACCAATGGTGGTTGAAATAATTAAAGGACACTAATGGCTACTACAGATAACTTACAAGCACTCTTTGGAGGCACTATGTTACCTCAAGACATGCAACAGGAGTTGATTAACCAACGAGCACAGCAGTTCGCTCAGTTGACTCCATCACAACAGCTTGGGGCTATGGGTTACAAGACAGGCGCTGCCCTTGGTGGTGGTCTAGCTCAAGCGATGGGTGTAGACATCACTGATCCTCGTATCAAACGTCAAGCTCAGTTGCAAGCTTTGTCTCAAGGAATTGAACCTACTTCTGAGGGCTTAAAAGCATTTTCGCAGAAGCTACAAGCAGCTGGATTTCCTGTTGAAGCTACACAAGCTATGGATAAAGCTCGTGAGATTGCTAAGACTGAAGCTGAGACAACACTGAAGGGTGCTCAAGCTGAGAAGGCTCGTAACTTTGAGGCTGCACGTACCGATAGCGAGAAGAAACGTACATTGTTATCTGATGTCGAACAAGCCTTGTCTCAAGGTGAACCAGTTGATCCTACTAAGCTAAATCAAGCTCGTTTGGCATGGGCACAAGAGACTCGTCCTAAGACATTCCAACAACCTGATGGTTCTATTGCTACAGTTCCCGGTGTGGACGCTAACTTATTCCCTAACTTAGGTAAGGCGTTGACATCTGGTGGTGCAGGCGGTGGTGTAACTAAAGCAGGTACTATTGAGACACCTGCATCTATTGAAGCTAAAACAAAAGACGTTCTCGCAGCTGAAAGTACAATTAAGAGTCTCGATAACTCTTTGAGCACATTGGGTGAACTTCAGAAGCTTCGTGAAAATAAGGATTGGACTACTAACCCTTGGGTTGCTTCTACAATGAAGAATTATCCAACACAGGCCCGTACTCAAGAAAACTTAGTGAAGAGCCAAATTGCTGATAAAGTTATTGGCGTAATCGGTGAAATGAAGTCTCAGTCTAAGACAGGCGCTACAGGTTTCGGTGCTTTGAACATGACTGAATTGGAAAAACTTGAAAGTACTGTTCGTCGTTTAGACCCTCTAGATCCTAATTTCGACAAAGATATTCAATACGTGATTGATAAGATTACTGAGAATAAGAAGAACATTACGACTGAATTGGATAGACGTAAACAAAAACTATCGTCAGCTTCAGGTTCTCCTGATATGTATTCTAAGCCTAATCCATTGGCTGCTAGTAACCCGCAGATTCAACCAGAACGTCAATATACGTTTGATGAACTCTTCAACGCAACAGCAGCAGACGCAAAGAATAAAGGTAAAACTAAAGAGGAAATTACAGCAGCAGTACGTGCTTGGATGGCTAAAAACCCTAATAAAGTTAAAAATCAGTAAGGAATAGTATGGTTGATAAACTTCCAGCAACGCAAGAGGAAGCACGTGGTTTAATTGCTCAACGCATCAAAGATACTATTGATGCTTACAATGCTGCTGTTCGTGCGGGAGATAAGACACAATCTACTCAACTGATGCAGCAATATCAGGACTTAAATCGGCAGTTTGAGGCTGCTAAATTGGGAACAGCTGGTAGTGTAGGTCGTGGCTTGCTTTCAGGATTACAACAAGGAGGGTCTGATTTTTATCGTCAAGGCGCTCGTTTAGCTATTCCTACTCTATCTATGCCTGCTCAAATAGCTCAAGCAGTTCAGAACTTTAAGTTTGGTAAGCCTGTATCTGAGCCTCAGAGCCAAGAGCAATTAATTCCTTTCCGTGCTGGTCAAGGCGCAGGTAATATTGTTGCTGGTTTGTTAACACCCGGTAATACTGTTAAGTCTGTGGCTACAGCTGCTGGCTTAACCGCTGCTGATATTGGTATTGAATCACAACTAGGTGGGCCTCAATCTGCTGCTTCAATAGGTTATTTAGCTGGCTTATTGGGTAAATCTGGCTGGAAAGGTGTTAAGAACTGGCGTGAAGGGCGTAAGTTTGAAGAACTTATGAGCAACCTCCCAGAGGACATGCCTGAACAACAGCGTAATGCCTTGAAGAAGTTCTTCTTGACAGGACAAGGATCTGATAATGGTATTGTCGCTGCTGCTATGCAACGATTGGAGACTAAACCTCAGTATGCCGAGATGATTCAGAAACTTCGTGAAGGGGCTACTGAGCAAACTCTGTCAGGTATGCGCCCTGATACAGGTAAGCTTACTAAAGAGCAAACAGCTACTGGTTTTGTCCAAACACTTCAGAATAAACTTGATGGTCTTAAAGAGACAGTAGCATCGTCTATCTTTGATCCTAAGCGTTTGAGCTTGTATGACAAGGCTAAGGGTTATGGAGGTGGTCGTGCCATTGTAGACCCTACAAATACAGTAGAAAACATTGATAAACTTATTGCTGAGTTTAAGGATAAAAATACACCTGATGCAGATGCTTCTGTAGCGGCTCTTACGAAGATTCGTGAGCGTTTTGCACCTACATTCACCACTGAGGCTCGTGGATCTACTCAATATGTTGTAGATCAAGGAATTAAAGGTATTACAGTACCGGGTACTCCAGCAGGAACTCGTATTGAGAACCGTACAGTTACAACATACGACTCATTAGGTTTTCCTCAGACTAAGACTGTACAAGTTGAAGTTCCTTATTCTGGTACACCTTCGTTTACCTCTCCCGGAAAAGCACCTACTATGGGGACTATCCCCGGTGCTCCTTCTATCACTATTCAACAAAATGTACGTCCTGTTACAGTAGAAACAGTTCAAGGTATCTTGTCGGAGTTTGGTAAAAAAGCAACTCAAGGTGATTCTTTATTTAAAGACATCTCTATCTCATCAGAGCAGCGTATCAACGCAGCAATCTTCGGTGGAATGAAAGATGACTTGCGTTTGTCTTTAGGATCAGCTACGGATGGCTCTGATAAGGCTGCTTTGCGTATCCTAAGTGATGCTCGTACTAAGACAGCTGAGGCTACTAAACGGTATAACGATGCTATTGCTCAAGGTATGCCAGCTTTCTTAAAAGGTGCTTCTGCTAAAGAACTTGATTTTCCAACACTAGTTAACGAATATGAAAAGTTGACCCCTAATCAACGTGTTTCTGTACGTCAATGGGTTGGTGATACAGACCCTGAAGTTTTGAAGCAGTTTGATCGTCAAGTCTACACTAACTTCCTCGATAAAGCCCGTGACGATGCGGGTAATGTTGATTTAGGTAAGCTGACTACTTTGTGGAATAGCACTAAAACTGATGATCGTAACGCTATCACGATTGCTCTAGGTGTCAATGCAGGTGAGTTTAATGCTCGTATGCGTGACGCTACAGCCTTCAATAACCGTATTCGTGTTGCTCAACAAGCCCATGAGGGCAGTGTAATCAGTGATGTAGCTCCTTCAGCTGCTCGTGCCGCAGGAGCTACTCTAGGTTATGGTGCTCATCAAACTGTGATGCTGTCTGCTGATATTGCTAAGCAGTTACTCGATAAGACGAAGTTGACTGATGACCAGTTGATGAAGCTTATGTTGTCTCCTGAAGGCGCTGACTTCTTGAAGACACAAAAGCTTACGCCGGGTTCCGCTAAGTTGCTTGATGACTTGACTAAGGTGACTACTGTTACAGCTCCTGCTACAGGTGTGGTGCAGAATGTAGGCGCTCAAGCACAAGCTCCTGAGCCTACACCAACTCCTCAACCTACTTTTAACCCTGAGTCTGTAGTTATTCCTTTTGCTGATGAATCAGCTCCTCAGACTCAACAGGAAGTTCAAATCGTAGTTCCACAGTAATCATGCCTCTCATTCTCCTTGCTGGTGCTCTAAAGGCAGTAGAGGCTATCCAGCAAGGGTGTGAACTCTACAAAGAGTACAAAGGTACAGTCCTAAAGGCTAAGGAAACCTTTGATGAAGCTAAGAGTATAGCCATAGAAGTCTCAGATGTCGGTACAGGTATCTGGGACTTCATTAAGTCTAAGTTATTTAATACTGATAATAATAAGAATGATCCTCCGCCTAAGACTGAGACAAAGACGCAACAGGAAACTACTGAACAGAAAGTTACAGAAAGTGTAACTAAGCAGACAGTAGAGTGGGATGAACAAGAGATAAAGAAGAATCTCGTTAAGAACTTAAAGATCTTCTTTAAAGCCATGATAGCTATCCATAAGAAGATAGCACAGCAGCAGGAACGTATTGACCATGAAGTTATAGACCCTGATGAGCTATTGGATGTCTCTCTAGACTTAGTAGTAGCTAAGAAGGAGATGGAGAAGGCTCAGAAGGACATTAGGGAGGTCATGGTCTATCAAAGTCCCCCTGAGTTAGGTGCTCTGTATTCCGATGTGGTAGAGATGTTCGGTATCGTCCAAGAGAAGCAAGAAGCTACACATTTATTAAATCTACGTAAAAGGAAAGAAGAATGGCAACGAAAAAACCGTCTACTTTCCAAGGTAAGACAACGAATAGCATGGGTCGTAGTAATGGCTCTAATAGTACTGGAAACATGGGGACTGATAGCATCGATTCATCTGGCGAGACGGCCTATGTAAGCTTCTTAGTCTTGCTGACGCTGTTGTTCTTTATTATTTTACCTTTTGAATTATATCTATACATCATAGTAAAAGATGCTGTAGAAATCTGTAGGAGTATGGCTAAATGAATGATGTTTTATCAGGGTTGCTTAAAAATGTAGCACCGGGCTTAGCAACAGCTGTTATGGGGCCAATGGGCGGCATGGCTGTTAAAGCTATAGCTTCTAAACTAGGTGTTGAAGATACTGTTGAGGCGGTGGCTGCACACCTTCAGGCTAACCCAGATGCAGCTTTAAAGCTTCGTGAGTTAGATCTAAAAGAACTGGAGTTAGTGAACGCTAACACAGATAGCGCTCGTAAGATGAACGCTGAAGTTCAGAACTCAGCTAATGCGTCTTGGTTAGCGAAGAACATAGCTTATTGTATTGACGTAGTAATCGTTTTGAGCACTATCGGCCTTACATATATGCTCATGTCTCAACAAGTACCAGCAGACAATAAAGAACTAGCTCTTATGGCTTTTGGTTCTTTAGTTACGCTGTGCGGTACTGTTGTGAATTTCCATAGAGGCTCTTCGCAGGGCAGTAAAGATAAATCGACGAAAGGTCTTTAATAATGAGTTTAAAAAATATAGTGGTAGTTACAGCAGCTGGTTCGCTAGTGGCTGTCATTATTGGCATGATGATTATGTTTGTCATTGCTTTCCTTGATCCTACAGTTCCTGATGATGCTATTTTCGCTATCATTGGCCCTGCTTTCCAGACTATCGTCGGTGGCTTTATCGGCTTGATTACAGGTATTAAATTAGGAGAAGACAGTGCAGCTGAGTGAACACTTCGACTTAAATGAGGCTACCTATAGCGAGACTGCTGTACGTCAAGGTATCGACAATCAACCTTCATCGCTTCAACTGGAGAACATGAAGGTAGCAGCTCAGAAGCTAGAGCAACTACGAGCCGTTACTGGCCCCTTGAAGATTAACTCTTGGTTGCGTCTACCTGCCGTTAACGTGGCTGTTGGAGGCTCTAAAGTATCCTCTCACATGGACGGTTGGGCTATCGACGTATCTAGCTCTAAATTGACTCCTTTGCAGCTATGCCAAGAAGTACAGAAAGCTGGTATCAAGTTCGATCAGATGATCCATGAGTTTGGTCGTTGGATGCACATCAGCTTCGCACCTGAGATGCGACAACAAGAGCTAACTATCTTCCGTCCTGAGAACAAGTACAAACCCGGTATCTTGACTGAAGAACAATATCACAAAGCATGAAAGGAGGTAAATATATGGCTACTAAGAAGAAGACTAAAGGCGGCGGCGGTAAGAAACGCTGCTAATAACAAGAAAGGCCCCTTTTGAGGGCCTTTTTAGTTGGTACGCTATACGAATAGTAGAGCTATTGTAAAGAATCCTAAGTGAATCAGAACAGCTGAGCAGAACTCAAACTCTCCTTCCTCGATCTCCACGATAGCTTCATCCGTGTGTGAGAGTCCTACAACGAGTCCTCCCGCCCAGTTAAAGTCAATTACCATCTTCATTCTCCTTAGATGTAATAACTAACTCAAATTCATGGAAATAAGAGATAGCGTTAATCATTTTAATCAAAGCATCCATAATAGGAACAGGATTTACTTCCGTATCTGCTGCTTCTACTAGATTAAGTTTGACATCTAGACCACAGTACTTAAAGTTGATTACCATGTTTCATCCTTTACTAGAACTTGGTGAGGAACTGAACGCACTGTAGGGAACTTCTCCTTAAATGCTTCAATGGACATGTCTTTACCTAACATGATCTCGACATAATCAACACCTTCAGCCCTCAGTTTAGCCTTGAGTGTGTCACATGCGGGACAGTTAGTCTTACTGTACACGATTGTTTTCATTACCAATGTCTCCAAGTGTTAGCGATGATATGAAAGCAGGTGACCATTTCGACCACCCGCATCATCCAAAAGGTTAGATCTCGCATCCGCCAGCAGTGCATGAAAGGGTCTGAGCACCTTCGACGTTATCAGTTACTTCTCGCATGGCTTCCCAATCAATCGTAGTCGGCATCTCAGCAAGAAGTTTAGAATACGTATCTTCGTCAATGCTTTCATAGGGAGCTTGTCGATAAGTTCCACCGTCCATCGGTAGATAAGATACACCAGTGATCTCATCGAAGTGCTCCCATGTCCACGCCCCTACTTTAGGCCATTCATTCTCATTCACTGAGATTGTAACTGATGGTTTATGTTCACACCAGTGACGCTGGAATGTTAACCACAACTCCAAGTGTTCAATAGCTGACAAGTCTTCACGTAGACGAGCACCTTCAGGTGTCTTCATCGGGAATGAGAAGATAGCTGTTGACTCAGGTTTCATCGCGCAAGGCTCCCAAGGGAATCCTGATGCCTTCAAGAAAGAAGTAAGCGGATCTTTGGCGTCAGAGCGTACACGGCGAATGAAATAAGCACTATGTTGAGGATGAATGCCGCTAGCAGTACCAGTGAGTTGACTAACAGTTCCCTCAGGCTTGACACACGTGATCGCAGCAGAAGTAGGGATGCCCAATTCAGCAGCAAGACGCTTATTAGTATCCACAGCAACATCTTTAAGTTTCTCCAATCGAGCTGGTAAGTCCTTATCGTAGACATTATTCAGCAAAGCATTATCCAAGATACCTGTCATAGAGACACCCAACAAGCGTTCCTCTTCGGTGTTAGTCTGCCAGATCTTACGCAGATAAGGGAAATTAGTCATCGTAGACTGAAATGTTCCCAAGATGGTAGCAATCTCTACCTTATCCGTCAGAGTCTCTACTGTGTCTTCAGCACGTACGATGACTGAACTGAGGTTACAGAACTGATAGGGACGCAGGATAATCTCAGAGCACGGATTAGTACCCCATTCCTTACCTAGGACACGACGACCATTCTTAGATGCTTGTGTCTCTGAAGCATAGCGATTGAAGATACCTCGTTCACCTGAGTGAGATTCATAGATGCTATTCCACTCACGCATGAACTGACCTACATCAGGCTTAACGTCATACACGGCTGAGTTGTTAGCCAATGCTCGTTGACCGTTACCGTCCCACCAGTTACCTGCTTTAGCGTGAGCCATACGATCATCACCGATGTCAGACAGAGAGATCATTGCAGATCGACGGACTCCACCAACCACGACCACTTCCCCAATTTTGCAGAGGATGTCGTGAGCTTCAATTGAGAATAATTTCCGTCCTTGAGCAGTTTTGAATTTAGCAACAACATACTTGAACAATTCGACCAATGGTTCAGGCCCACTCGCACGACCACCAAACGTCTTGAGTCGTGTACCAGCAGGTCGGACAGCAGAGACATCCCATTTAGGAATCTCACCTGCCCATAGGAGGGCCATAACTTGTCGTAGCGCCTTAGCCCATCCTTCCTTGGAGTCTTTAACTGCAATAGTAGTACCAGACTCAAACAACTGATGAGGGATTTCAGGGAGCTTATTGACATACTTTTGTTCCACGGAGAAGCCTACGCCTGTACCGCACAGGAGGATATACATAGCCTCATCGAAGGCTTTAGGGTCATCGATAGGGAGATATGAGCAGTTATATCCAGCTATGTTCTGACGCTCTAGAGCCTCTCCAGCGGTCATCAAACTACGCATAGATGGAAGAGCTTGACGGTTTACCACAGCATTTTCCAAACGAGAGCGCAAAGGAGCCGTCAACGTATATCCATGATTCTTTTGAAGATGATTCTCCATAAAATCAAAGTATCGTTTAACTGTTTCATGCCAATGTTCACGACGACCTTTATCGTCAAGATACCGAGAATAACGACTCTTGGCTATGTAAGTCTCATAG